AGTATCAGCGTCAGCTTGACCCGCGACACCAGTACGGACATCGCCGCTTCCTGGTGGGCCAACATCGAAGCGAACACCCACAAACGCAACAGCGCGGAATTCATGGGGATCGGTATTGGCAAGGTGTTGTTTACTGGCGCCCGAGTACAGCAGACCTTCAGTACTGGCCTAGTCAACTACTCGCTCAACTTCGTGGCTGAAGAATACTTCCACCTTCGTCAGCGGGTCGACAAGAACCAGACCGGCCGGGCCTATACCCAGCTGGTCAGCGGCTTGGCCCATGCCTCAAAGGTGTACGTCCTCCAGCCGTTCCCTATTGCAACGACAGGATGGGGTGGCGGCACGCTGTTGACGGATGAAGAGCTGACACTTTTGAACACGGTGATAGCAGATTAGCACCACGCCAAGGATATCCCGAGGACTTGGAAAGCTAACCCCTGAGACATGGGCTCGGATCATGAACGTGGTCGAGACTGTCGAGAAAGGCTCAGCCCCCTTGCCTATGGAGCAGCTAGTCTCCAGAACCTTCCTGGCCAAGATCACAGCATCAGTGGCAGTCAATGATTCTGTGGCTCCTGAAGACCCCAACTATGAGAACTACAAATACATCTGGCAATACGCATTCAGCGAAGTCATACCGACCTGGCTGACAGGGGAGTACCCGGCCGCAACGTCGACCGCCATGACAGATGGTGAGTCTGGATCTACTTCCACAGATCGAACGGTAGCCACCTGCGCCTTCAACATTGTCGAACTTGCCAACACCTCCACGACAGCAGGCCCCGGAGTCGCCTTGTCTGACACCGTGTACCCGACAGCGGTAGCCAATAACACCCTTGTCTTCTGCCATCAGTACTGGGATCCCTCCGGCGTCTCAACTAATCAGAACCTGTTCACCTTGTTCAGCCAGGACAACCCGTTCACCTGTGACGAGGGAACCGGAGCGCCCTTGGCTTCAAGAACCTTCAACCTTGATCTAGGTACTTTCATCAGCAGCAGCCTGGCCGGAAGTACCCTTGACTTCGGATCCTTTACATGAGTGGCCTTCAACTAAGACGCGGCAATTCAACGACACTGGCAGCCATCACAGGCGACGCTGGGGAACCGCTGTTCGACACTACCAACAACGCCTTGTACATCAGCAATGGCTCCGCTCCTCAATACATTGGTAGCCCGACCAGGTTCCACATTGCGTTCACTCGCTCAGCTGCAAACACCAGTTGCGCCCAGGCAACAGAGATCCAGGTCCAGTGGTCCACTTCCGAGACCGTTGTTACTTCAAGTGATTTCTTCACGGTATCGGCGGATGGTATTACTGCCGTGAAAGCTGGCATCTACCACATTCAAGCAAGTATCACGTCATACGCAACATCAACCGCGAAGGGTCTGGAGATCCGCTTCTCCAAGAATGGGACAAGTGAGACGCCGATCTTCTACAGCTATCAGGATCAGGCGTATCGACGTGGATCGACTGCTTCAATGTCGACAGTCATGAGCCTCGACGCTGGTGATGAGATAGGCGTCCGTTCCAGGGGTGTAGCTGGAACAACTGGAACGGTACACATCGAAGTAGATGATTCATCCTTGAGCATGACACTGGTGAAGGAAGGCTGACCCATGCCGACTAGCCAGCTTCCATGTTGTGACTGTGGCTGCCAAGGAACCAACTGCTACAGTGGCCGTGGCTTTCCACGGGGATGCAGTCATCCATGCTGCTGGTGCAAAGACCTGATCGGCTTAGACACTTGTGACGCTGAGTATCAAACGAAGCTCAATGAATGCATGGCCTCGCTTCATTCGTCAGAAGACGACTTCTGCAACAAGACCATTACGGTCGACATCAGCACCGAAGCGGCTACGGCTGCCATGACCATCACCCGCACCTTCGATGACACTTGCAACGGTGACGGGAACACTGCCAGCGTAGAAGTCCCCTGGACCACCTCGTACCAGGTCACCAATTACGGAAGCATGGAAGACGGAACTGGCACGGTAAGCTCAATTCCAGCCCCAGCAGAGGGCGCAGGAGATGCCCCATTCTGGTCGCCTTGTCCTGAGTCGTTCCCGTACTCCTGTAAAGGGTATGTTTGGACTGACGACAACACGCCTTGCGAAACGCATTGTGAAACCCGTCACGTCCACCCAGGGGACTCCTGCTGGTCGACCTGCCCGACGACCGGATTCATGTGGAAGCCTTCTCATTTCGACGTTGAGGACGTGTCGACCTGGCCAGGTGATCAGAACATCACCGGGCTGGCTCTGGCGTACCAGGGGGCTGTCAGCGGGGGGGAAGGCTGCATGTGGAAGGGGTCAACGACACTTTCTGGAACAGCCACAAGGATCTGGCTGGCCAGCCCTGGTGGAGAAGAGACCATCATCGTCGATTCCGAAACGTGTGATGCCGGCTGCGACTGTACGACCCAAGCCTGTGACGCTTGTTGCCATTGTTACGCTTGCCAGGGTGACTTCAACAACATGAGGGGTGAAAACGGATGCTGTGGCCTTGGCCCGATGGGGGGCTGTGTCTGCCAGAAGCCTGACGGAGGTTGTTCGTTCCCTTACGGATACAACGGCGCCGAGCCCTATGACGAGAATGTAAACCGGAGGTACTCATCTGGTGGCTTCTCGAAGTACTACATCCCCGTCACCTATACCCTGACCTATGAGCTGTTCCTACGCTTCGGAGATGCCACCTCAGAAGCAGGGATCCCCCCAGCGAATTGGTATCACAGGATCAGCCTTGACTACACTTATGGAGCTGGCCGGCCTACTCACTCAAGGACGGGGGATTACGTTGGAGACTGGGCCTACGGAGCTGGGGAGACCTGGACGGCCCCGGGCATCATGCAGCCTACCGCCTGCCCAACAGATGCCCTCTACTTTGACAGCGTTGTCCCGTTCAATGACAAATGGATCCAATGCAGTAACGCGGATTGCGTCGGCCAAGACTGTGACACCTACCCAGGCCGAAGCTATCTATCTGATTGGGACCGCTGCGAGATCGCTGACGCCTCCGGCACTTTTAATGGGGCAGGTCGCTCTTGTGCCCATACTTGCGGCTCAACGGGCGACTGCTCCCAGTGGATCACTGACGGGGGGCCGAAGCTGTTCATTTACCCATTCTGGACGGAACACATAGACAGCTACGCCGACCCGCGTGACTGGTCATGTTTCAACGTTGGCGGGAGTGGGTCTTGCTCTGAATGCGGCATGACTCACTTGAACAATGGGGGATACCTCAGTGGCCAGGCGACCCTGTATAAGCAAGAAGTAACAGGCGCCCTTCAGTGTGCGTCCAAATGTCCTATCCCGATCAGCTGGAGCCAAGGCGGCTGGAACGTCACCTTGAACGTCTCATGAATCTACCCTGCATCCATAACGGCCCACTGCCAGGGACTGAAGATCAATTCAGATGCCGGATCGCCCACCGTGAGAACCCCACTCGGGAGTACTGCCGGGACTACTGCCCCAAGAGAGTCCCCCCAGGAGTGATGGCCGTAGAGCTGACAACCGAGCATCGGATTGCTCGCCTCCAGGGCGGCTACCCCGGCAACCAGGCCAACCGCTTCCGCCTTGGGGACATCACAGAAGCCCTGATCAGCGTGGTCACCTTGGGCCAGGGGAAGCGGATAGCCAAGGCCATAGCCAAGAAGCGGGGGAAGTCTGACTGTGGCTGCCAGGCCCGCAAAGAAGCCCTTAACAGGATTGGATCCAAATGACTGACGAACGCGGCCAAGTAGTGACCCTCAACCAAAGGGACTGGGTGAAGATCCTTTGCTGGATGCTCGCCCTGGTCACTGTGGTCATCGCCTCATGGACATCCATCCAGGTATCCGTGGCCAGGCTTGAAGCTCAGGTGGATGGCCTCCAGCTCCGCATAGGGCTGCTGGAAGACACTGTGAAGGCTCAGGCATGGAGTAGCTACCCTTGAATCTGAAGCCCCCAGCGGCCCTGTACGGCCTTCTCGCGGCATCCTATGGATGTACGCCCTCTCTGACCTCTTCTCCCTCCAGCCAGCTTCCTGGGGCTTCTGTGGCTCACCCCTTGATCAGCCACACCAAGGCCCTGGGGGCTGGTTGGCCTTTGGGCATTGGCGCCCTTGCCGCCATACTTGCCGGCGTGGCGCTGGTTGCCTTTGGGAACCGGCCGACTGGGATCTTGCTGCTGGGCTTGGGCCTAGTCTTGGCCGTGGCCCCTGGGTGGCTTCTTGAGATCTTCCACCAGGTGACGTGGCTTGGGGCCGCCTCGCTCGGTGCGTTGTTACTGATGGCCGTCGGGTATGCCGGCTGGCGGCTCTGGAAATTGTTCAAGCGTAGACAGGAATGCAACCGATGATTACAGTGTTCATAGCTTCCACGACTTTCGTTGTTGGCTTCGCCCTCGGCTCCAGTGGAATGCTGACATGGATCAAGGCACAGTTGCCCTGGTCTCCAAAGCGTTGAGTCCCCCAACTCCGCCGATAATGAACATTACGTTCTGCTTATCGGACGTTGAACGCTTCTCAACTACCCCCGCAGGCATCGCCGGCTCAGGTAGGGGACACCTGGGCTGGCTTTGCCAACGAGGAGTCCCCCCATGAGCGTTGACGCAATCAAAGAGCAATTGCAGCTGATCAATCAGGAGGCTGAGAAGCCGTTCCCTGATCAGGAGTACATCGGCCGCAGGCAGGCCATAGCCAGGAAGTCAATCCGTGATTGCTTCATTGAGCTGATGGGCCTGGCTGAGCAATACGGTGAGCAGGAAGGTGACGGGCCGCCAGTCGTGGCATTTATCCCAACCCCTGACGGGGAGGTTAATGGTGTCATGCTTCAAGTCCTGTCAGCCTGTTCCAACGGGCCTTGTATCCAGCTGAATTGTGAGCCTAGTGAAAGACTCACCCTGGTCAGGATGGGGGAGGACTCATGAATTCCGCTTGCGATTATAAAGGGTTCAAGATCTACCCTGTCGAATGCACAGAGGAGGATCTAAACGGTGGGCTGATTAGCTATCGATTGATTGTAGTTAGGCGTATTGGATACCCCAAAATACTTAACGAATTCCAGTCATTCGAAGAGGCTGTTAATTGGGTTAATGAGCGGAAGCGAGGTGACTCTTGATTCCCCTCTATGAGATACCCCTGGTCGCCTTGGCTGCTTTCGTTTCCTTGGCTCTCCTCTGCTGGACGGTGAGAGCAATCAAGGAGGCTGGCCAATGATGAGACGTGCCGAAAGGCTTAACTACATGTTGCTGGAAGCCGCGAAGCAGGTACTAGAAGCCTGCAATCGGGGTGAGATCAAAGCAACAAAACCAATGCATTCCGTACCGTTGACCATGTTGGCCAACAGAGTCGATGAATGCCTAAGACTAGAGATCAAGGAAGATCGTGATGAGCGTAGAAGTAATCACCGCAACACCTGACGCTGGTTGCCAGTACTGGGTGACGATTAAGATTTTCCAAGAGATGCCAGAAGCCTTCTGGATCTGTTGGGCTAACAAGGGGAAGACGACTTCAGGGGATGGCTGGATAGGGAACTTCGGGCCAGACAGGAAGAAAGTCGACGCTGACGGGGCATACTCCAAGCCAAGACCACCCCGCCAGCAAGCAGGTCATGAGCTTGAGATTCCAGGTCATACAGGGCATCACTGGATTCGATTGCATGACTACAACGGTGACTTCAGAATCACTATGGAACTTGGCGAGCGGTTGCCGATTGGCGAGTACACGGTGAAGGTGCATGAGCGTACCTCAAACTTCGGGGGTACTTACTTAAGCGGCAAACTTGAGCCGTCCTGTGAGATGCCGCGAGGCCCACTACCAACACCGGAAACAATGAACCTGGTCCAACAGGTCGCAAATGAGACTGGAGCGCCGGTCAAAGTAGATCAGCAGCATGTCCAACCGGTTGGGTCACAGACAGCAATGCTCAAGCGGTTGGCTGAGCTGGAAGCTCAGATAGCACAGGCAAACAGGGAATCAGCTAATCCACTGTTCCACGAACAACAAAAAGCGGACCCGCCTAGTCACCCAGACGCTGAGTTTCCTTTCTGAATTTCCTACTTACCCGTCAGCGGTGACCATGTAGCTAAGCACATGGTCACCGGCTGCCGGGGTGCTAAGGATAGCAATGAGCAAAAACCAAGGCAAGCGGAATAGGGAACGAGGTGCAGAATTTGAGAGAGAATCTTGCAAGCACCTCCACGCCCTGGGATTCAAGACAGCTAGGAAGACTGGAAGCATCCAGGCCAATGGCGAGGGTGACCCAGATATAGCGGGGGTCTTTGGTATCTGGATCTCATGCAAGCGATGGAAGAACACCATGCGCTGGCCTCTATGGTGGAGGGATGCCGAGGAGCGTACCCCATCAGGCTCAGTGCCTCTGATCCTACATCGCAAGGACAAGGGGGAGATACACGTCAGCTTCAAGCTCAAGGACATCCATCAGATCATGGCTGGACTCAATGACAGCCTGGAGATCAGCAGGAGGTTGGATATATGAACGTCAGACCAGCAGGCGCGGACAAGCCCAGCCAGCGTCCGCCAGGCATGAAGGAACGCAAGCCACACCCCAATAGTACCCATGCTGGCAGGCTCAGAAGAGTCAACGTGATAGTGAGGGACAAGGGACTGTGTCGGCTGTGTCGCCTGGTGGCAGCACCACCAGAGCTGCACCACATCGACGGCAACCGAGACAACCAATCCATGGACAACCTCGCTCTGCTATGCGGGTCGTGCCACCTCCGCATCCACCGCGGGGCTTGGAAGAATCAGCCGGACCTGCTTCCCCCCCTGTTTGATCACGACGAGGAAGGCCAAATAACCTACCCGCCTCACAATTTTGGTGGCTAATTTGACCACCCCCAGCCCATACCTGGACAGATTGAACTGCTACGTCCAAAGCGTACTCAACGGAGAGACGCTGGTCAGCTCGTATGTGATGAAGGCAGTGGAGCGCCATCGTCGAGACTTGGAAGATGAGCGGTTTGTGCTGGACCCGGCCGCCATTGACGAAGCCCTGGGATTTATCGAGACTCAGATACCGTACATCCGGGGCGACGCGACCGGCGACATGTTCCAGCTGCTGCCTTGGCAGGTGTTCACCCTGGGGAGCCTGGTCGGATGGAAATGGCAGAAGACCGGGGAACGCCGCTTCCGCTTCGCGATCCTGGAGCTGGCGCGGGGCCAGGGCAAGACCACGATGATGTCGGCTTATGTCACCTACCACCTGGTGAAGGGTCCGCCCGGTACATCCTGTTACAACTTCGGACCGGCCGAACGGGTCAGCCTTCTCTGCTTCAATGACACGAAGAAGACCCTGATGAGCATGGGGAAGGAAGCGGGAACCCGGATCAGGCCCCGCCGTCTCATCGGTGACCAGGAATGGATCATGGGCTACAGGGATATCAGGGAAGGCAACAGCGGGTCATTCTTGGAAGCGCTCCCAGCCAAGGAGACGACCGCCGATGGACTCGACCCCAGTCTCGTGATCGCCGACGAAGCGGCTGAATACCAAGGTCGATCCTTTGACAAGATCACCACTTCAACCGTCAAGCGGCAATCTGCCCAGGTCATCGCGATCACCACTCCTGGCAGTGGGAGTGATCCGGGGATCTACATGGAGCATAGGGACGTCGCTACTGCTGTACTCGATGGGGAGCATGACCAGGCTGACGGGTTCTACTACTTGGCCGGCATGGATCCGGACGATGACATAGAAGACCAGGCCAACTGGATCAAGGCCAACCCTAGCCTGGGGACCACTTGCCAGGTCGACGACCTCCAGCGACGCTATGAGCAAGCCAAGAAGGCTGGAGCTTCAGCGGTCCGGGCCTGGCGCCGCTTCCACGGTTGCCAGTGGGTCGGCCACGCAGATCCTTGGATTGACCTGCCGACGTGGGACAAGCTGAACAAGGGACCACGGCCAGACCTCAAGGGTCGCCGATGCTGGGCGGGCCTGGATCTCTCCAAGTCCCGCGACATGTCCAGCTTGATCGCCCTGATCGAAGCCGATGATGGGCTGTGGATCTATGGTCAGCATTGGTATCCGGAGACCACCGCGCTCGAACGTCAGACATCGTACAGAATGCCGCTCATCGACTGGGGCGCCAATGGCCACCTGACCCTTTGCCCTGGTGGTGTCATTGACTACGACAGTGTGGAGGCAGCATGTCTGAAGCTCAATGACCAGTACGACCTTCAGGGCATCTGGGCGGACCCGATGTTCTGCTCCCAGCTCGAGCAGCGGTGTGAGGCTTCCGGGGTTCCCTTTGGAACGCTGAAGCAATCAATCCAGTACTTGTCACCGGGTACGATCAAGACGGAAGAGCTGATAGCTGAAGGCAAGCTGTTCCACGATGGCGACCCTGTACTCAGGAGCGCAACGCAGCACTGTCGGGTCTATCGAGACATAAACCTAAATGCAAGGCTTTGTAAGAAAAGCTCAACCGGTCTCATCGACAGCGCCATGGCTCTGACCATCGCGGTCAGTTGCTACATCACAGTCAGCCCCGAGTCGGTGTATGAACATTCAGATTTGAAGGTTTTTGGTTGACAACTGGGGAGGGATCTGCCCTGTCTTCGGGTATAATGAAGCAGCAACTTTGGACAATTCAGCGGGATTCAGGAGTAGCCCTATCGGCATCTTCTCGTTCTTCCGTTCTGCACCAGCTCCCACTGAGGAGCGAGCTGTCCATGTCCGTCCTGCTAACTTCATCGAAGCCCCGCCATTCGCCGGGGAATACATCAGCAATAGCAACGCGGACAAGAACACCGCTGTATCCCGTGCAATCCAGTTGATCAGTAACGACATGGCGAAGGTTCCACTTCGTGTCATGCGACGAACCGGGGAGGGGGCTGTTGAGGACACCAGCTCAGGCATCTGGCGACTGTTCGACCAGTCTCCGAACGTGGAACAATCAGGCTTCGAATTCAGGCGGCTCATCACCAGCTCATACTGTAAGACGGGCAACGCCTGTTGCCTGATCCAGAAGAACGGCCGTGGGGATGTCCTTCAGTTGTTGCCCTTAGACACCGGCTCCATGTCCATCGTCGTCGACGAGGAAAACGGGACCTACAACTACCAGCACGCTATCCTCGGACTTCTTGAACCTGAAGAGGTTCTCCACTTCCGCTTCGGCCTGGTTGATGAAACTGGAGTCTGGGCATACTCGCCGATCCAACGTGCCCGTGAATCACTGTCACTGGCAAAGGCTCAGGAGAAAGCTGGAGCCTCTGTATATCGCAACGCGGCAACGCCACGCATGGCGATCAAGCATCCAGGCAGCTTGTCTGACAAAGCAAGCGCTAGACTCTCCGAGCAATTCAGCCGCGCCCACGCTGGCCCCGAGTCCGCCGGCCGTGCCATCCTTCTCGAAGAAGGTATGAACTGCGAAGTGCTTCCAGCGCTTGAGTTGGAGTCTCAGCAGTACATCGCTGGACGTGAGTTCCAGATTCAGGAAGTCTGCCGTATCTTCGGCATCCCCGCGCCGCTGTTGTCGGATCTCTCCCGAGCAACCTACAGCAACGTCCAAAGCCTGATGAGGGCATACATAGACGGATGCCTCAGCCACCACGCCGCCTTATGGGCTGCGGAAATTAGATACAAGCTTTTGGCTCCTGATCAATTCATCGACATTGACCTGAGCTATGTACAGCGAGGCAGCTTCCAAGATGAGATTGGCAGCCTGTCGACCGCTATCAACTCCGGGTTCATGACACCGAATGAAGCCCGTAAGCGGCTCAACCTCCAGCCATTGCCTGGACTCGACAGCCCGCTGCTCCGGAAAGATACCGGCGTAGTAGGCGAGGAAGACACTGATGAACTCTGAAATCAGATCATTGCAATCAACTGGCGCCGAACTCCGTATGAGCCAGGACGGGAAGAAGCTGGCCGGCGTTGCCGCTAGGTACAACGTCCGAAGTAAGCCAGGTCTTGGATTCGATGAGATCATCATGCCAGGTGCATTCGACAGGTCGCTCGAAGCTGGTGATGATGTCGTCGCCCTGTTTAATCACGACCCAAATCAGATCCTTGGCCGACGTGATTCCGGAACGCTTCGCATCACATCCGACAGCGAGGCGCTCCGCTTCGAAGTAGACCTCCCAGAACATCGCGCCGACTTGCGTGAACTGGTCGCCCGGGGAGACATCCGAGAGATGTCCTTCGGCTTTGTCGTCCAAGACGACACCTGGAACAACGAAGACGGGCAGCGAGTCCGTCACCTGAACCGTGTAAGGCTCATCGACATATCGCCTGTCGTCGAAGCTCAATACCCGTCAACAAGCGTATCACTTAGGAACAACGCAACCATGACCACCCCGAACAACCCGGAGCTGTTCGCAGAACTCCGGAACCTGACCAACCAGGCTCACACAATCCTGGACCAAGAGACCCGGAACGCCGAAGACCAGCAGAAGCTCGACCGGCTCTTTGCTCGCGTCGATGAGATTGAATCAGCATTGAACGAAGAACGCAACAGCCAGAGCCTTGCCAAGGCTGACGCTCTGCTTGATCAGCCCACAAAGATCTTCACCCGTTCAGCAGGATACGACAACGTTGGCAACCGCTACACAGATCGTGATTCTGATGAGTACCGCGCCAGCTTCTGGAACTACATGCGAACCGGCGACCGTGATCAGGCTTTCCGAGCCATGTCCATCGGGAACGATGGCGCCGTGGTTCCAACCGATCTGGAAAGAATGTTGGTTGAGAAGATGCAAGCTTTGTCCGTGATGCGACAGGTTGCAACTGTTCAAAACTGGGATTCGAACCGAGACCTGCCAGTAGAGGACGCCCTTGGCTCAGCCGCATGGGTCGCCGAAGCCGGCACGATTACTCCAGTCGATGCGACCTTTGACTCCAGCTCTGTAAGCTTTAGAGCCTACAAAGGATCAGCGAGTGTCTCAAGCTCCAGCGAGTGGATGTCCGATTCATTGAGCCTCACAGGTGGTGCAACCAACTACCTGACCACGGTTCTCTCGAAGCGTCTTACAAATCTGTTCGAAGCAGCCTATGTGAACGGTGACGGTAGCTCAAAGCCAACAGGTATCTTCCAGGGCGCCGGCGTAGCCGGAACAACCCACACCTGTGGCAGCGGTGACACTGCATTCAGCAACGTCACTGGCGACGATCTGATTGACACGGCTCACGCACTGAGTCCCCAGTATAGAAACGGTGCGGCATGGATCATGAGTGATTCCATGGTGAAGGCTGTCCGCAAGCTGAAGACCACCACGGGAGAATACCTCTGGAAGCCATCCGACCGATACTCTGACATCGCTGGCGGCCTGCCTGGTTCACCAACGATCTACGGTTACCCCGTGATCACAGTCGACGACAGCTACGCACCAGCCGAAGCAGCCAGCGCCCGCGCTGCCGTCTTCGGAAACATGTCAAACTTCTGGATTGCAGACAGGGGCGCAAGCTCAGTTTTGGTCGACCCATACTCAGGCGCCGCGTCGGATTCTGTGACAATTTACATCAATCGCCGGACTGACTCGCACGTCATCCTTCCGGAAGCCTTCTCCGTTCTGAAGCTCGCTGCTTCCTGATCCCTGACCCGCTGAATGGGGAGTCAGTCACAGCCTCCGTGACTGGCTCCCCGTTTTCTAAATATGCAATCAACCACGCTGAATCTCAAGACGGTATCCGGTCCAACATCATTGGCTTCGGCTGCCTTATCCGATATCAAAGAGCATCTAAAGGTGACCTCCACCTATGAAGATGATCTGATTCAGATTTACATTGAAGCGGCCATTGGCCTGGTCGAGACCTACTGTGGGATCTCCATCGGGCAGCGCGTCTACCAGTTGAACCTGCCACAGTTTCCGCGTGAACGGTTTATTGAAATGCCACGCGGTCCAGTCTCATCAGTCGGGTCCCTTTATTACTATGACACGTCCAACGTCCAGACCTTGTGGGCGTCATCGGACTATGAGACCAGCCTGGACGAGATCCCAGCCAGGTTGTACCTCCAGCAGGGCGACAACTGGGAAAGCACGCACGAACGGCCCGATGCCGTGACACTCCAGTACACCACTGGCGTCAATGCATGGTCGGCGGTTACTGAACGCCAACGCCTTCCGATCTACTACCTGGTTACGCATCAACACCGCTTTCGTCAGCCGGTAGTGGCTGCTGGAATTCAAGACGTACCCTGGGCACTACGGGCCAACCTCCAGTCACTACGCGAGGACTTCCAAACCGGATGAGGACAGGAGCAATGAGATCCCGCGTGGAGCTGAAGTCTCCATCCTCTACCCGTGACAGCACGGGCCAGTTGTCATTTAGCTACAGCAGCCAAGGCAATGTATGGGCTGAGATAGAACAAGCGGTCAGTGATGTCACCCTGGCTGAAGGTGTCGACCAGCTTGACAGTTACACCATCTCGATTCACTTCGATCCAAGCCTTGCAATCAGTAAGGGCTGGCAAGTGGTCCACGGGTCCAACACCTACGAAGTGATCACAGTCGACAGCAACGATGACATCCGCGAAACCATCACCATGACAGCGAGGTTCTTGAGGTGAGCAAGTCAGTCGAGGAATGCGTGTACCACGAGCTGTCTAGCAGCGTCGCCCTGTCAAGTGCTGTCAGCAATCGGATCAGCCCAGCTGCCAGGCCGTCAACATATGTCCTCCCCTGCGTGGTCTATGAAGTTGGGTCCAAGGCTGGGACTCCGACGCTGGCCTCTGGCTCATCCACCATTACTGGAGACATCACGGTAGCTGCCTTCGCGGACACTGTGAATGGAACCATCGCACCAGCCAACGCTATCCGTACAGCATTGGACAACGTATCTGGAACCCTTGACGGGACCAGCTACAGCTTCCGCTTTATCGAAGCCAACCCAGTCCATGAGATGAACCCGGACGGGGACGACTTCGGCATCTACTCGCAAGAAATACGATTCACCTACTTCTCTGATATTGAGGACTTTTGAACATGGCTACGACACCCGTAGGAACGACACTTGGATACGCCACTGCTGGCGACGATGGAACCGGTAGTTACACCGCTGTTGGCCAAATTGATTCACTTTCACCTGGCGGAGACACCGTCAACGTCTACGAAGTGGCAGCGCTCGACGCGACTGTATCCTCGAAGATTGCAGGACGAACCACTCCGGGGCAGTTGACCATGGATTGCTACTATGAGCCTGGGCATGCGAGCGCAAACTATGATGAGCTGCTGGCCTTGAAGGGTTCTACCAAGACATGGAAGATCACCTTTAACGACTTCTCGACAGGTTCAACGCTTCACGGTGACGGCATTGTTACGGATGTAGTCATCAGCAGCATCGGCGACGATGTTGTCAGGTACTCCGTGACGATTGAACGAACCGAAGCCTGGACCTTCACCGTCGGAAGCTAGAAATGATTCCAGGTTTCGCGGTTGATCTGAAGTCTGAAGCAAAGCTCCTGGCCACTCTCGCCGACATGGACGAGAAGGCCAGGAACAAGCTTACCCGTTCCAGCTTGCGTCAAGCAATGGGACCGCTTCAACGTCAGATCCGCCGTGACTGGAAGTCTCACCCGACGATAGGCACAGGCGATAACACAGTACGGAAGGCGATAGCAAGGGCAACCCTGATCCAAGTGGGGCGACACCTCCACAAGGGGAAGCGTACTGGCCCCTGGGGAGCTAGTGCCAGGGCAATCCGGACCATGTATTCAAAGGTCTACATCAGCTACAAAAAGAAGTACGGACCTGCCCGGCTTGCTCACTTGCTGGAGAACCCCAACGGGAAATACCCCACTACCTACACGTCTTGGGAGATCCACACGAAGGCGTTCAGGCGGTTCATGGGCACGGGGCCAAAAGTATTCCGTGCGTCAGCCAGGGCGTTCCTGGCTGGCTACCAGATGAAGGACATCAGGAAATCAGTTAAGGGAACTTTTGGATGATCAAGGGAATCACGCTCTTACCACTGACGGTAGGGCTTCGGGACGATATGGATGACTACTATGCAAACCACAGCACCGTGCCTAGCAGGGCGTGGATCCTGTCGCGCGTCCTGGTTGATGAGGATGGTAATCGGCCATACTCAGAAGCCGACGCCCGGGACCTACCCCTGTCAGACGTGCAAGGTTATTGGGATGCGTTCCAGGCTTCGATCAACGTCCCGGAGTCCTCAGCCCCGGCCAGCGATTCCGCTGCCGTGTCGCCTTAGCGCTGGGGCTAACTTTGGGCCAGCTCCGTTCCATGCCACTGGATGAGCTGGGGATCTGGCAAGCGTACGACCTGGCAGAGCTGCTGCCTGACAGAAGGAATGAAGTCCAATTGGCAACCATCGCTCACACCTTGGCAGTAGTCAACAGCAAGCACCCGGGCGCCTATCGCCTGGAGGACTTCATGCCATCGCAACAGTCCAAGCAGCAGACCCCGCTTGAATTCCTAGAAGGGCTGAAGAATGGGAACTAAAACAGATGTTGGTGTTCTGTCGATCTTTGCGACGATGGACACGACGCAATTCAGCAAGGCCCTAAAGGAAACGGGACAAAAGACAAAAGCCTGGTCGCTGAAGGTTCGCGGGAACTTGAACACCATCGGTAGCAGCTTTACTGAATTACAGTCAAAACTATCGTTCTTCAGTGGCGCCCTGTCTGGAGTGGGGGCGGCTGTAACTGGATTCTCTCAAGCCTGGAAGCTGGCTATGACTGGATCGGTAGAAGACGCCGAAGCACTACAGGCAACACTGGAAGCCTTGCCCTTCGGGTTTGGCGAGGTTGCACGCTGGGCGAAGAAAGCTATTGAAGCCCTTGGCCTGTTCAAGTATGAGATTGAAGGGCTGCACGGAGCCGAGGATGCAGTGAACAAGATCGCTGAATCCATGTTCAAGATGCACCTTGAAACATTGAACATGGCCGAAGCGAACAAGAAATTCTTTGAAAAGGTCTTCCCTGAAGAGTACGCAACCAAGGCCGAAGCCCGAGCGGCTGAGCTTGGTGAAGTCGAAAAGGGATTGATCGAGCAGCGCCAGGCTCATGTTGAGGCGATGGAGCTGACACAGAAGAAGCTCGACAGGATTGAGGGAGAGTTGAGCAAGACCGCCATGAAGGGTGTCAACATCGGTCAAGCTAATATCTTTGAGGTTGACGCGCTCATAGCAAAGCAGAGAGCCCTGCAGGCCAAGGAGGAAGAAGCGAAGGTATTGCGTGGCATGCAGCTGGCTGAAGAGAAGAGACTACAAGCCTTGCTTGCGAAGGAACGAGAGTTCCTGAAGCTCAAGCATGAAGACCTGGAAAAGATCAGGAATGAAGAAGAGGCCGAACGCCAGGAAGCAACCCGCAAAGAGCAGGAAGACCTGACCAAGAAGCTGGCCGACGAAGCCAAGAAGAAGGAAGCGGCGAGAGTGGCCGAAGCCAAGAGGAAAGCATCCGCCTTGACCGCCTGGCGAAAGAAGGAAGCAGCCATCAACAAGAAGATGCTTTCCCAGCAGGAGAAGGTAGCGAAGCTCTCAGGGATGCAGATGACTGGAGCTACCGAGTCGATCTCTACAGCTGTAGGTTCTATCAAGATCAGGGACGAATCCAGAACACGAGCCCTACAACAGGCCCAGCTGGCTGAGCTGAAGAAGGAAACTCAGATCCTTCAAGACATCCACCAGGAACTTAAGACCCACAAGGCGGTACTGATTTGAGCTACTCAATCCAGACAGCCATAGAGACTTCAAAGTACTCGCCCAACACCATTGGCAGCTTTGGCTCACTTGACGACACTATCAAGGTATGGGACGCCAATGGCAACGTGATCAAGCCAGGTCTTTCGGATGTAATCGCTGAGTTGCCATCGATGGGTTCATTGCACGATGACACCTCCAGCTATTCAGGCTATCGAGTACGAAGCCTGGACATTACGCAGGGGGAAGACGGTCACCTGGTCATGGCCCAGGTCGGCTATTCAAATGAGCCCGTCACGACTGGCAAGGATTCAAGCGACCCCCAATCCACTGACATCGAACAAGCCGGCTTCTGTGATGTCACCCAGTCAAACACTGGGGTACTGGTCGATATCTGGAGAGTGGAAAGCCAGGCCACCCCATTCGCCTGTACCAACAGCAACGGAAACATTACGGTCCCCGCATCTGGCCCAGCCGAGGAACTCCGCGGGGTGGGCAACGTCGACGCTGGAGGTGAGCCCATCAGCCAGCTGGTCAACCAACGCAGTATCAGCGTCAGCTTGACCCGCGACACCAGTACGGACATCGCCGCTTCCTGGTGGGCCAACATCGAAGCGAACACCCACAAACGCAACAGCGCGGAATTCATGAATTCCGCGCTGTTGCGTTTGTGGGTGTTCGCTTCGATGTTGGCCCACCAGGAAGCA